TGCAGGCGGAACTGGGCGAGCAGCGCGAAGATGTCCAGCTGGTTGATCAGGATCACCGGGTACAGCACGTCAACGCGGTTGGGGTTGCTGGTGCTCTTTTGCACGATCAGGCCCTCCTTGAACGCGTCACCGTTTTGCACGTAGGCCGCAGCCTCGAGTTCGCGATATTGAGCGATCAGGTCTGAGCGGATCACGTTGGGCGTCACCACGTTCGCACCAGGCCCGAAGCGCGTGCCGTTGTCGGCCAGCTTCACCCGTGCGTATTTGCTGGTCACCACCGTGCGCAGGGCCCGCAGCACAAAAGCCAGCAGGAACATGGTCTCCACCTTCAGGTAGCTGTCGTCAGCGTTGCCAAAGGCGTTCTTTTGGTAAGTCGTGATCAGGTTGTCGATGTAGACCGTGCCGTCGTCGCCCACCACGCAGGTGCTGATGCCATCGAACAGCAAGGTGTTTCGATCGCTCAGCGCAAAACGCGACTGAACAGGCGGAGGCAGCACACCGGGGATAACCAGTGCGTGCAGCGGCGTTCCAGGGTCAGCACGCAGGCTCACTGCAGCGGCACCAGTGAGCGCGGCAGCCCAGATGAATGCCGGTGTGGGGCTGTCATAGACACCCATCACCGTGCCGTGTTGATCGTTGCGCGAGGTGCCGAAGGTCGTCAGGGTGCCAAGCGTGCCCGCGCGAGCGGCAAAGAAGTGCCCGTAGCTCTGAGTGGTCCAGCTCCAGCGGCCCACCGTGTCAGCCAAGAACGCTTTGAGCGCATCCAGGCTGATGCTGTCGGTGTAGGGGCACACGATGAAGTCAAAAGTCTTGGCGCCCAGGTTGGCCAGGCCTGTAGTCAGGCTGGGGTTGGTAGCACCGCCGACCATGGCCACGATGGTGTACGTCAGACCAGGCACAGGCGTCTCGCCGGCCAGCTGGCCGCCGTAGTTCACCCGCACGTCGATCTCGTTGCCGGCCAAGCCCTTGTTCACGGCCGTGAAGGTCACCGTGTTGGTGCTGCTCGACGCATTGACTGGGCAAGCCGCATCGGCATTGATCAGCGCTGCCAAAGCGGTCGCCAGCTGGGCTGTGGTCTGCGTGGTGGCCACCGGCAGGGCGTAACGGCCACCTGCCACATACACGTTCAGCGTGCCGTTGGCCGTGGCTGGCGAGTTGAACGCAAAGGTGCCCGTGGCGGCAGTGGCTGAAGCATCGTCAGCCAGCGGCAGGTACCAAACCTCGCCGAAGTTATCTGCCTTGCGATAGGCTGCCGTCAGCAGCGCCAGCATGGAGTCCTGCCCGCCCTGGGTGGCCGCATCAGCCACGCCCTGGCAGATGATGGGCACATTAGGCACCGCGGTACCACCCGAGGTGATCTGGCCAATGATCAGCGTGCGCTGCACGGCCTGGGCCGTGTTGGCACGCGAGTTGTCCACCTCGGCGTAAAAGAGGGGCACGCGCAGGTTCTGCGGGATGTTCTTGAAGTTGATCGACATGGCGACTCCAGAATTAAAAAAGCCCGCTCAGGTGGCGGGCTTCGGTGTGGGGCGGCGTCGCTCAGGTGGCGGGCTGCTCGGCGGCGGGCTGTTCAAGGGGCACCTCCACCACATCCAGGTCGCGCAGGCGGCGCGCCCAGTAGTCGTTCATCTCGACCACGCGGCCATCGGTCTCGATGAAGTCGCGCAGCAACGGGTCGCGGATGACCAGGCCATCGGCCGGCTTGACTTTGATGATCTGCATGGAATGCCCTTACTGGGGTAGGTCAATGGTCAGGCCGCCTTCAGCGCGGCCATCAGGTCCGGAGGTGCGCGGCGCTGGGTGCACCGCGCCGGGGAATGGCGGGTTGGCATAGGTGCCGGTGGCGTCGAAGACGTTCACGCCATCGATCACCACATCCAGCCCCTGCAGGCCGGCGTAGTTGCCGGGGTTGATCTCCACAGGGTCGAAGTGTTCGAAGGTCTCACACTCAAACGTCATCAGCATGCCGGCCAGGTGCTTCTCGCCTTGCGACGAGAACGTGGGTACAGCCGTCACAGAGCTGATCTGCTGCTGCAGCTTGATCAGCGCCACGTTGCCCAGCACCGCGTCTTCGATCTGTGCCACCAAGGTCTCCAGCGCGTCCTGCGAGGCGCCCTCAGTCAGGGCCTCAACCACCACCTGCAATTCGATGGCGGTTGTGCTGGTGTACTCGGGCTGAAACCGCCCTTGCGAGGCCTTGGTTTCTGCGCCTGTGCGAACCTTGATGATGGGCAGCTTGGCGCCGGGCACGTCCCAGTCGCCAGGGCTAACTACGTTACCGCCAGCCAGGCCCTGCAGCGCAGCCATGAAGGCTAGCCGCAGCTGGCGCCGAACGAGCACTGACATCACGACACCTTGTTGAGATCCAGGCGCGCCCAGCCGTGGCTGTCGTCGCGCCCTTCTTTGACCACATACGTGTGGCCGGTTCGGGTGATGGTCAAGCGGTCGCCCTGGGCCGCTTCGGGGTCAAAGCCAGCCGGGAACTCGCTCAGCCTGATGCCCACCAGCGGTGTCGACGTCACCACCACCATGCCCCCAGCCTCGACGCCCATGTAGGCGTCATCAAACACCACGTCGACCGGCAAAGATCCACCGCTGGCGGGGTTGTAGGTGGCAGGCTCACCGAATACCTGCATGCAGGGCTTGAGCACAAGCGAGTCCCAGTCGATCATCAGACCACCGTCACGTTCGGGCCAGCGCCAGACTTGACCTGCACTTGCCCGTTCTGGACAACATCAGGGGCCTCGGTGCCTTCCACATGGAAGAAGCCCAGCTCAGCCAGGCGCTTGTGGTCGGCCACAGTCAGCTGCACTGTGCCACCAGGGCCAATGGGGCCTTTGGCGGTGTGCACCGTGCCGCGCACCACCATGGCCTTGATGGTGGGCACCCGCGTTGCCTTGTCAGCCTTGTCCACAACAGCGGGCAAGGTCGAGGTGGCAGCAGGCGCACCGGCAACGTCAGAGCCGGAGGCATCGCCACCGGCGCCGACCAGGTCCGCTTGCGCGGCATCACTGGTGTCCGTCATATCAGTTCACCACCGCGGCAGTCACGGTAGCAGCCAGGCAGGCGTTCACGCGCGAGGGGATCACGATGGGGGCCGACTGCATCATCAGGAACAACTGGGCAGGGTCGTCCTGGGCCCACATCTTGGGGGCATAGGGCAAAGCGCCGTAGTTGAACTTGGGGTCCAGGATCGAGCCAAAGGCCTGCGTGCCTTGCAGATCAGAGCCGGTCATCACCAGGGTGCCGTCAGGGATCATGGGCTTTTCCTGGCCGGTGGCGTCGTCCACATACCAGTCGTTGTAGACCCACAAGCGGTACTGGCCCCACATACCCTTGAAGATGGCGCCGCGCTGGATCTCAGAGCCGATGTTGATGGTGTTGCCCTGACCATTGCCGGGGTACCAGATGGCCTGACGCACTTTGTCATCGCTCAAGAACTTGTTCCAGGGCGTGACGGTGAAGACGATGTCCGTGCACACACCGCCCGACTTCTTGAGGATCAGGTTTTGCCATTCCTCGATGTTGTCGGTGGGGTTCTTGGTGTTGGCGGCGTTGTCCCACATGGCCGTGCCGGTCAGGGCCACAGTCAGGGCGGCATCGCGGCCAAAGTCCACCAGCGTGGTCGGGAAGCCGTCACCCGTGATGGTCACAGTACCGGTCAGCAGCGCCTGGGCGGCCATCCATTCCAGGCGGCGGTTCAGCACGTCGATCTGGTCCTCCATCTCGAACTGCACGTTGGCGGCCATGCGCTCGGCGCCGGTCAGCTCACCACCACCAATGCGCTCGCCGATCATGCGGCGGATCGGCTTGCGCAGGTCAGGCGCACGCTTGTCCTTGATGTAGGCGGGCTTGAAGGTGTTGGTCTGAAAGCGGCGCGACTCGACCAGCTTGCCCTCGACCAAGGGCGAGACAAACGGGGCCATGCGGCGCTTACCGATGTCCACGTCGATCGACACGTACTCAGTGTCAGATGCAACGATGTTGGGAAAGAAGTTGTTGAGCAGGAAGGTCTGCGAGACCTTCAAGTTCTGCACAACCTGAACCAGTGCATTGGTGTCATAGACAGCCAGATTTTGCAAGGGCATGTGAAGCTCCAAACAGAAAGGCCACCCCATGGGTGGCCAGCACAAACGAAAAACCCGGCATCAAGCCGGGCTGCAAAGGGGTTGACCTGCGATCAGGTCGGGTCGGCGTTGGACAACGCTGCGCTCACAACCTTCAAGAAGATCGAGGCATCACGCAGCACGTTGGTCAGCGTGGTGATCGTGAACGAGGCGTCATAGGTCATGGCGCCAACGTTGAACTCACCGCTGAAGTACCCGCCTGCAGCCTGATCGGCAGAGGTGGCATCCACGGCATCCACCAGGATGCACACCGGCGTCTGGCTGCCATCCACGGCGGTGGACACCGCCTTGATGTACTTGCCCGAGGCGGTCACTTGACCCAGCACCTGGCCGCGGGGCAGCACGCCCTGGCCGCTGGCGATAGTGATCGGCTGCGTCACGTTCGGAAACTGGCCAGCAATCAGCTGGTCAGGCTTGTAGATTTCGGCAGCAATGCCGGGCGTTGCGGGGTTGTTCCCCACGTTGGTAGTCGTCAGAGGCATGTCGCTCTCCAGGGTTACGGTGGTTGTGGGGAATTACTTCTGGCCGCGAGCCTTGGCCGCAGCAGCCATGATGGTCTGCGCCTGGGCCGTCGCACCGTGGGCAGCAGGCTCGCCACCGTCAGCGCGCACCGGCGTCTGCTTGACCACCGCCATGCGGTCGGCAAGGGATGTGCCTTGCTTGCGATCGGCAGCAGTGGCGTCCAGCGTGGCAATGGCCACCGTGGCGCTCATGTTGGTGTCGAAGGCGTAGGCGCAGGCCTGGCGCACGGCACCAGCCTTGATGCCATGCGCCACGATCTTGGCGCAACGAGCGCGGTCACGCTGCACGGCGGCCGAGGGCTTTTCCTCGTCGTCGTCGCTTTCTTCGTCTTCGTCGTCGCTTTCAGCCTTGGCCTTCTTGGCGTCCTTCTTATCGGTGTCATCTTCGGACTTGTCGTCCTTGTCGTCACCGGCATCGTCGCCTTCAGCTTTGGCATCAGCGCCGTCTTCGTCATCGCCTTCGGCCTTGGCCTTCTTGGCGTCCTTTTTGTCCTTGTCCTCATCGTCAGATTCGGATTCGGCACGAGCCGCACCAATGCCCAGCAGATGCGCAAAGGGCAAGGTGCCGGCCAGCTTGGCGAGCTTCGTCATGGTCAACCTTTCGGGTAGTAGGTTTGGAGTCACAGTGACTCCACAAATGCCAAAAAAGCATCATCGGGGGCCAGGACCTCATCGGCCAGCCCCACGTCAACGCCCTCTTGCCCCAGGTAGCAACGTGCCTGGGTGTCTCTCACGGCATCGAA